CTAACTACTCTAAAGGACACATGGAATGGGACGCTACTTCTATTTTCTAATATTATTTTTACTTTCATTTTCGATGTTTGGAAGTCACCTCTCTGGAGGTGATATCCAATATCGTTATATTGGTGATTCAACTGGAATTGCTAGACACTACAAAGTAATTCTACGTTTATACAGAGACGTTACAGGTATTGGTTTACCAACTAACGAAAATGTAACAGTAAGTTCTAATTGTTATGGAAATATAAATGTTCCTGTAACACTTGTCCCTGGTTCAGGTGGTATTGCACCAACCTTATTTGATTGTGTAACTCCTAGCTCTTCAACTAAGACTCTAGAAGTTTACATGTATGTTGGTTATGTAACATTACCAGGTAATTGTAGCACTTATCGTTTTTGGTATCAAAATTGTTGCAGACCAGGTGGTATTACAAACATAGCAGGTTCAAGTGGAGCTGGATTTTATTTTGATGCTGAATTAGATAATGCTTCACAGGGGCAAAATTCATCCCCAGTATTTGTTAGTGAGCCCGTTAGAGCATTTTGTGTTGGTAATCCATTTAATTGGAAACAAACAGCAATTGAAGAAGATGGTGATTCAGTTGTTTATTCACTTATCAATTGTAGACAAAATGCTTACCCTAACCAAACAGATATCCCTTATTTAGCAGGGTGGACTACACAACAACCTGTAACATCAGCTTACTTTAATATTGATCCTGTTAGTGGTTTAATTACATTTTTACCTACAGCAACAGAAATTGATGTATTATCTGTATTAGTTGAAGAATATCGTTTTGATACAATTTGGGGTTATTGGTATAAAGTAGGAACGGCATCGCGTGATATGATGATTAGTGTTTCACCTACTTGTAATACAGTAGCAATGCAAGGTGTTCAATACGATGATACACTTTACCCAATTGATAGTTTAACAGCATTACCTTATTTAGAAGCAGAATGTGGTGATACCTCAGTTACACTTAAATTCCATATTAACTTAGATGGTTACTCAATTAATGATGTTGATTTTAGAATGACTAATACTAATAATAACCAACCACAAGCAATCCAAAAAGTATGGTCAGCAGTAGACGTTAACTATGAAACCGATTCAGTTAGAGTAGTATTAGCATTCCCATTTAGCCAAGAAGGTAACTATTATTTGTATAGTAAAAAAGGTAATGATGGTAATACATTGATCAATAAGTGTGGTTTACCAATGGCTGAATTTGATACTATCTTAGTTAAAGTTGGTCCATGTCCTGAACCACCACCTTTACCAGACCCAGGCCCAGCAGATCAAGAATTAGAACCAGTTCCACCAAGCCCTGATCCAAAACCCGTAGTAATTCCAAATGTAATGACTCCAAATGGTGATGGAATTAACGATCTATTAGTAATAGAAAATCTAATGGATTGGCAATATAGAGAACTTATAGTTTTGAATCGTTGGGGACAGGTCGTATATTACGATTATGATTATAAAAACGATTGGAGTGGAACTTACGAAGGTAAACCCTTATCAGATGGAGTTTACTTTGGAATATTAAATGTTAGTTATAAAGACATTATAGAACGACACGATTTTAACTTAACTATATTAGATGGAAAATAATATACCCTTAGAATTATTATTACGAAATCTTCTTCGTAGATTATTTAGATGGTTTAAATAAATAGATAATGGATAACAATTTAGTAGCAGATTACACAACTTGGGAACGTGGTAAAGACTTCCCTGAATACATGGACGAGGTAGCGCTTAGCACTATATCTAAAGGTTATCTACTCCCCGGGGAAACACCTCGAAAGGCATATAAACGAGTTTCTCATGCTGTAGCAATGCGTTTAAATAGACCTGATTTAGAAAGTAAATTTTTTAAATACATTTGGAATGGATGGATTGGTTTGGCAAGTCCTGTTTTATCTAACACTGGTACTGATAGGGGTCTTCCCATTTCTTGTTTTGGTATTGATACTCCTGATTCGATTAGGGGAATTGGTCTTACCAATGCTGAACTTATGCGACTCACTTCATATGGGGGAGGTGTTGGTATCTCGCTTTCGCGTATCAGAGGCCGTGGTGCTCATATTACAGGAAATGGAAAATCAGAAGGAGTAGTACCTTGGGCTAAAATTTATGATTCAACAATTATTGCCACTAACCAAGGTTCAGTCCGTAGAGGAGCTGCTTCAGTAAATTTAGATATCAATCACCCAGATATTAAAGAATTTTTGCAGATTCGTCGTCCTAAAGGTGATCCTAACCGTCAATGTCTAAACCTACACCAGTGTGTAGTTGTTGATGATAAGTTTATGACGCGCCTTCAAGATCGCGACAGCGAAGCTATGGAATTGTGGTTGGAAATACTTAAATCACGCGTAGAGACGGGAGAACCATACATTATGTTTAAGGACAATGTCAACAAAGATAACCCAATGGCGTATCGTATGAATAACTTAGATGTCTCTATGACTAATATTTGTACTGAAATTACACTCCATACAGATGAGGAACATAGCTTTATTTGTTGTTTGTCTTCTTTGAACTTAGCTAAGTATGATGAGTGGAAACACACAGATGTTGTAGAAACTGCTATTTACTTCCTTGATGGTGTAATGGAAGAATTCATCCAGAAAACAAATGGTAAGGATTCAATGATTCGCTCACACCGCCATGCTAAAAAAGGACGTGCTTTAGGTTTAGGTGTAATGGGTTGGCATACATTCCTACAACAAAAGAATCTACCATTTAATTCAATTGCTTCAACAGCTTGGACTCACACTATTTTCAGTGATATTAAAGTTAAAGCAGAAGCAGCTTCACGTAAATTAGCAGTTGAATATGGTGAACCATTGTGGTGTAAGGGAACCGGTATGCGTAATACACACTTGTTAGCCATTGCTCCTACAGTATCTAATTCACGTATCAATTCATGTTCAGCAGGTATTGAACCCCAACCAGCAAACGTTTATACATTTAATGGTGCTAAAGGTACTTTTATTGTTAAAAACCCTGAATTGGAAAAATTACTTGAATCTAAAGGTAAAAATACAAGTAGGGTTTGGGATCAAATTTTAGTTGATAATGGGTCGGTTCAAAACTTATCTCACGATGTGTTAACGGAAGATGAAAAAGAAATATTTTTAACATTCCCAGAGATTAACCAATTAGCACTAATTCAACAAGCAGCTATTCGCCAACGTTATATTGACCAGACTCAATCATTAAATTTATCATTTGACCCTACTGATTCACCAAAATGGATCAATCAGGTACATATAGAGGCGCACAAATTAGGAATCAAAACATTATATTACTTAAGAACTGATTCAGTAATCAAAGGAGATCTTGGATCTCGTACAGTAGATTGCGTTTCTTGCGATGGGTAGTAATATGTATAATAAACATTAAAATAAATTAAAATGGGATTTTGGAAAAGATTTTGGGCTTTCTTAAGAAATGAAACAACTTTAGATGAAAAAGTTATTGAAAAAGTAGCTGAAGTTAAAAAAGAAGTTAGAGAAGCAAAAACAGCTATTAAAACAGCAGTTAAAGAAACAGGTGATGTAGTTAAAACTGTAAAGCCTAAAAGAGGTCGTAAACCTAAAAAATCTTAATTCAATCGCCCTTTAAGGGACTTTATATGAAGGGGAGCGCGAAAGCGCTCCTTTTTTTATATGTATTACTATGAATGAATTAGAAGATATTTTTAAAACAGAAGAATTTAAATCTCTTCCTTTTTGGAATAGAGTTTGGATTCGAATTAAGGTTGCTATTATAGGAACTTTAAATATGCATTAATCATGAAAAATTGGACATCAGTAAGAGCCGTATACCTTTTAATGTCATTGGTATTACTCGTAGGATTATTATTAAACAATTGGGGTGTAGTAGTATTTGTAATTACTATGCTTAATGTTGGCGTTTGGACTAAATTTTGTCCTTCAAAATGGTTATTTGAAAAATTAGGCCTTAAGAAAACTGAGCTTTAATGTTAGCATTTGAAGGTATTTCAAATAAATCAAAAATAGCCCTTGCAATTGCAGGGGCTATTATGTTAACCTTCTTTGTAGTTCAAACTTGTGTTGTATTTGGAGTTTGTGAAAACTCTATGTTTTTAGCTACTTTTGGTTATGCTTGTGTAATAGCGTTTATGCCTCCCTTCTTTTTAGTAGTCTCAGAATTCTTACAAAACAAAGCACATGTTAGTAAGGAATTAAAAAAGAAAAACATATATTTAGAACACGCCGCAAAAATTATTAGACACGATATGCACTCCGGAATTAATACTTATTTACCTCGAGGTATATCATCTTTAAAACGAAGATTAAAACAAGAAGATATTGATGCTTTAAAAATTGGCTCCCCTTTACAATTAATTCAGGATGGTTTACATCATGCTCAAAAAGTATATTCTGGGGTGTATGAATTCACTAATTTAATTAAAGAAAATTCTCAAATGTCTAAACAAAAACATGACATTAAAAAAATCCTAGAAGATTATCTCCGATTAACAGCATACAAATCATCAGTACTTTTAGATGATAATCTTCCACAAATAGAAGTAAATGAAGCTCTATTTTGCACATCTATTGATAATCTAATTAGAAATG